TGCCGCGATGTGCGACGCCTGCGCCTTAACGAACGGGTCGTATTGCCCGCCAGGCCGCGAAGGCGTGAAGGGCGTAATGTCTTCGTTCTCTTCGATGTACGCGACGTTGAGGCCGTCGAGTTCCAGCGGATCGACGCCATCGTCCCCGCCCTTAATGAGCAGTCCGATAGACGCCTCTGCGCGAGCAACGCGAAGCTGCGCCGCGTCATACTCCGACAGGTCTCGCAGTTTTCGCAGCACCGTTCGCAGGCGGCTCACGCCGTGGGTCTGCCGCACGCGTTCGGGGTCAAAGATGTGCGACAGAAACTGCGCCGGGATTCGCATTGAATCAAGCGTCATGGGCGCGGGACGCCGCAATCCGCTCACGTCGTTGGGGTGATGCTTCCAAAAGTGATACGCCACCGCAGCGCCGTACTGGTCGACTTCGATGCCGTGGCGGACCTCGTTACCGGTCTCGCGCTCAATAAGTTTGTAGCTGTCAAGCTGTTCAAACTCATAACACTGCAACCGCAGCCGCCCGCCTTCAATCCAGCGGACCACGAACGCCTCGCCGACCGCGACAAATTCGTCGATGCACCACTGCTGAATCATGAGCAGGGTGCGCTTCTTCTCCACGTCAACCGCTGCGGGATCATTCGCCCATCGATACCAGTCGTCGCGGTATGGCTCTTTGTCGATGATCGGCGTGATGCCGGTGCCCACCACGTTGCGGCGGAAGGCACGGACCACCGACTTCGCGATAGGGTCGTCACGCACCAACTGACGAGCGCGGGCAACGATGCGGGGCATGTCGCCAAGCATCTCTGAATCCGCCGATGTGGCGGGCGCGGTCCAGTCGTTGGTAAACCGATTCTGTTCTGCCGCGCGGTGAATGCTCAGCATCTGACGGCGCGATCGCGTCGCCTCGCGTTTGAGCTTGATGCGGTCCTGTTGCAGGCGCATGGACGCCAGTTCGGTCCGGGCCTTCTCCTTGCGGAGCTTGGCCTCGGCCACGTCGGCGAGTTGAGATTGTGTGCGCCGGGTACTCATGATGGGTTCTTGAATCCGACGCCGCCGAATCGCGTGCCGCGTTCAAGGCGGCGAAGTTCGTTAAGGATGGATTGCTCTTCGTCCCGCAAGTCCTTGAGTTTCATGGACGTGATGGACTGGATTTCAGTCGAGTAGCCAGCCACGCCGCGCGTAAGTGTCGCGCTGATCGCTGCTTGAACTTCAAGCAAACGGGCTTCGAGCGTGGCTTTGCGTGTAGAGACTGACGGCATACTTATAATGTATGCCGATAATTCAGTTATGGAATGATGCAGATACTATGCGATGGTAGGGAATTGATAAAAACTACCAACTGCCGGTCTTAACGCGCCCCCTTCGCACCTTTTCGCCGATCTCGGTGGTCTGGAAGTTGTGATGGCACTCGCGGCACTTGCGGTATTGCTGTGACGCTCGATGGTCTGCGCCGTTGTGCTGTAGCGTCACCTTCTGCGTCTTGTAGGACGGGCAGTCGGTCGACTCGCATTTAGGGCATCGCGGCTTGACGTTGATTTGTGGGGCGGCATCCATGCTCATCTTGCCCATGCTCCTGTAACCCGCCGTGAACGGGGCTTGGAATCGCGTTCTCGCGGCTGTGACTTCGTGGCCGCGACCGCCGTGAGTTTGCATCCAACGATTGACGCGGCGATTGACGCGCCGCACACGCAGTCGAGCAGGTCGTTATCCCGCTGGGGAATCGGCGACCACTCAACGACCGATCGCCCGTTGGCGCTAACGAGAATCGGCAACTCTGACGCCGCGATATGGTCGCCGAGCATCCGGTGCGTGTTCATCGACTTCGCGCCGTACAGCGTCATGTTGCCCGGCTCGCCGATGGGTTGCCGCAGCCGGTTCCACACCCACGACTTCCAATAGTTCGGGTCGTGCAGAATGTGGCGGATCGACCCGTTGCCCACCTTTTGACGCCGCCAGTTTTCGCCCAGCGTTGTGCCGGTGCGCTTTTCGTATTCTTGGAATGGCTTTTTCTTGGCGGTGATCGCGTCGCCCTTCGCCGGAATGATGCGGCTACCGTGGGGCGACCGCTTGCAAAACTCGAAGATCGTTTTCGTCTGAAAGCCTTCGTCGATCAGGCAAAGGTCAAGGTCCATCGACGCGCCATCCTCGCGCCTCCACGGATGATTCATCAGCGATCCGGTGAGCGAGTCGAGCGCCACGAAGATCTGCGCCTCAAGCCCGGCGTTAGGCATCGCGTCGGCAATCGTTTTCTTGATGTCGGACTTGGTGTAGTACGCCCGCCCCTGATCCGGGTACGCGCCATAATCCACGATGCACCCGGTGAAGTCGTCGGCCCACGCGCCGACCGCGTACCACAGCATTGACGGCTGCACGTCGATGAACGCGGTCAGCCTGGACGCCCACGCAGGCACGACACGACGGGCAGGCCCACGCGCCTTCGCGATTACGTCGTCGACTTCAAGGTGATCCGCGCCGATGGCTGTGCGGTCGGGCGGCTCGTTCTGGCATTCCGCAGCGAACACGTCAGGCCCGTCGTCAATCAGCATGTTGTAGGCGTGCTGAATCGCGGAGATTTCGTAGCCGTCCTCCCGTTGGATGTAGCAGTAATCCCACGACACAATGCATCCCGCGTCGGCAATCTCTCGATTCGATTCATACAGCAGCATTGCGTCTCGCTTGGCCCGTTTTTCGTCGTCCGGGTTGCTGCGGTCCCACCCGTTGCGCACGTCGGCGTAGTCGCCCATCCAGAACGTCTCGTGGGCGTCAGACCACGACTTCACCATCTTCACGACCTCGCCGTGCCATGAAGGTGAAAACTTTGGGTCGAGAAGCTGCGTCACCATGTCGCCAGATTCAATGATCGTTGCGGCCACATAGACCGAAATCGAACCTGTATGCCCCGCAGACTTAAGGATGGTCCGCATCAGCTTGCTCATTCGCTTGGCAATCTGACCGCGCGACGCAGCGCTTTCGTCGGTCTGCGGGTCGTCGATAAAAATAAACCCCGGACGTGCTTGCGTGCCGTTGGGCATTTTGTGCTTGGTGCCTCGGTTGTAGCTGAGCAGGGACATCGGGCGAATGCACACCCCTGACGATTCGGAATCCGCCACTGTTGGAAAGACGATCTCCGCCGCCGTCCACCCTAGCTGCGTCAATTCGCCGCCAAGCGTCTGCGACGCCGCACGCTGCGTCCGGCCTTCGAGCGCCCGCACAGCGTGGCAGACTTCGGGGAAGTCCTCATACAGCAGGTCATTGCCGCTTAGTTCCAGCTTGATTGATTCGAGATTTTCGCCAGCAGCATCAGCATCGCATCCAACAAGCGGAATGTATTGGTGGTGTCCATACAGCGCTGCCCATAGGCACGCATTTTCACCGATGGTCGTCTTCGCAAAGCCGCGATAAACCGCCTGCACCATCTTGCCGCCGAACAGGATGCACCGCTGTAGCCGCGCGATCATGCGAACGTGGTCATCGCTGAACGGATTTATGCCCGTGCTGTTGGGGAAGTATGTCGTCAGGAACTTGAGCAGGTCGGTACGGCACGCATCCTTGCGGGCGGGATCGGCCACGTCGGGTAGCGGCCCGATCTCCGCTTTTGCAGCAAACGACTCGCGAGACCTTTGCGCCTGGCGATCGCGCTTGCGGTCGGCATAGTCGCCATCGCCCGCCGCTATGTTCATGCTGGCTGCCCGCAGTTGGTGTCGCTGGCCGTGACGCTGATCTCGCCATTGTTGGTGAGCTGGATACACCCCTCGTCACTGGCCGCGACGTGGTAGCCGCTGGTGCCATCAGGCGTCGTGGACGGCCACGCAACTGTCGCGATCTTTGTCGTGCCGTCGTAGTCGGTGATGTCGCCTATTTCAGTGTCAGCCGTGCCGCTGGTGATGGTCACGGTCTGCCCGTTGTAGAAGTCGTCGATACTGGACGCATCTGCTGCCAGCGTGATCGACGACGCGCCGCCAGCCTGCGCGGTGCCCGTGTGCGAGTTGTTCACTGCGATCGACCATCGGTACGCATATCCGCTTGGCGTCGCAGTTTCAACGACGACCGAATTGTCGACCGCCCATGCCGCTGTCGATGTCTTGGGGATGCTGCCGGTGATCGCCTGATTAGCGCCGCCCGGATCGCTGATCGTGAAGTTGAATTGCTCGGCATTTGTGCCTGTCTGTTCCACCAGCTTTGTGACGCCAAACGTTGCGTTGTATCCCGACAGGTCGATGGTGCCGACAGGCACGTCGAGTTGAATGCTGTTGAGCGCTTTGCCCTTGAATGCGTACAGCACGTCGCCCTCGCTGATGATGCCTGCGGTCGGCGTGATGCCCGTGCTGGTAATTAACGACACCTTCCCACCAATCACTTGCAGGCTGTCCGTTGTGCGGTCGAAATTCGCCACCGCCGACGCGGCAAGAATCTGGCCGATGATGCTGTCGTCGTCCACGTCACTGGTGAGCGTCGACGATGCGAACGCCAGGTGGTCAAGGTTGATGTCGGCCAACGCCGTGTCCACCGTCGCGTTGATTTCGGCGATGAAGTCTGCGGATGTGGATGCGGCGTCAATCGCACCCGCTGCGAAGCTGGCCGCTGCGATACCGCCCGTCGCGATGGCGGTGACGCTGCTCGCTGTCCCCGTCGTCGTGACCGTACTGACCGCGCCCCCACTCGTCGTGATCGCCCCCGCACTCACGATGTTCGTCGCCGCGATGTCGTTGAGGTCGCCCGGCAGTTTGTCGACCACTGTGTCACGCCAAATGCTCGCGCTGCCCGCGATGCTATCGACCGTTGCTGACGCGACCACCTCGACATCATCGCCTTCGCTCGCGCCTGCGGGCATGGCCCACGCCGCTTTGTAGACGCCGGCCGACACGTTTGAAACCGTGACCGTGACCGCGCCGTCAAGCGTGCCGTTGCGATAGAACGCCGCCGATGGCGTGCTGTCCGCGTCCGTACCCGCGCCGGTGCTTGCTGTCTGTGTCGCGAAGAATGCGGTTTTCGATGCGCTTGCCTTAACCGGCATGGTGGTCACTCCTGATGATCTTCGATCCGATGACGCCGTAGCCGCTTCGCGCGAAGATGCTGCCGATTGCGGCGGGGGTTGCGGTCGCGCCGTCCGTCCACATCAGCAACAGCGCGGGCACGCCCGTGATTCGCGTGAGGATTGGTAGCAGCATGGCCTACTCGTAAAACAGGTTGACGATAGCTTCGTTCGCGCCCGGCGCGCCTGTGTCGTTGTCGGCAACGCCAGTCGTTACCGCGACCGTCAGGCCCGTATCGAATTGCACGCCACACGCGGGGACAGGAAGCACGAAGCCCGCGCCGTTGGTATCGCCCTGCGTGGGAATCGGGATCGTCATGACCGGCGTGGTGGTGCCGACCGTGACCGACGCCGCCGCAGCGTTGTAAAACTTGAGGAACAGCACAGCCGCAGACAGGTTCATGACGATGCCGCCGTAGAACGTCGCGGCGGCCGCCTTGACTTCTTCCTCGCTCTCGTCGAGGTCGATGCTGCGGAAGATGCTCGCGCCGCCAGTCGCAATAGCGATCGGCTGCACAGGCATGGGCGATGCGGCGCTCACGTCTGTCGCGCTGCCGTCCGCGCCGTGCTGCACTTTAACGCGCTGGTGAAGGACGCTCGAGATGTCGTCCGCCGCGAATGTCGCTGCGCCGATTGCGTAGTCGTCTGCCATTTATCCAACTCCGGTAAGTGTTCGGTTGCGGTTGAGTTTTCCAGACGATCCGCCGCCAATCGTCGGCCCGTCCGTAAACGTCGGCGAGCCGTAAGCCGTCAGGTCGTGGCTGTTCTCGTCGTCGTCGTCGTCGTCAATCAGCGGCCAGTACGCTTGCAGGTTCGCGCCCTGTACGGCTGTCGGAAGTACGCCGTTGCCGCTGTTCCAAAGGCTGGTGACATTGGCGTCACTGAACGCCACGTCCCACATCGCGGCGTATGCGACAGCGCCGGATAGAAACTGATCGTCTGATCCATAGGCACGTACGCCGATGGTCGTTTCGTCAACGGTTGCGAATGCGTCGGCATCCGTCAGCGTGGCTTTGCTGCCGCCATCCAGATAGACGGTCGACGTGATCTCGCCGCCGCCATACTCAAAGACCGCAACGCCAAGGTGCCACGTTCCGGTCGAAAGGGTGGATGTCGAGATCGCGGTATTGCTCGCCGATCCTTGGCGATGCTGTGCATACAGATTGCCGCTGTCGCTAATCACCATGCGTATCCAATGCCCCGACGCATCCGATGCCCCAAATCCCATAACGTGCTGAGTCATCGCCGTCGTGTCGACTTTAAACCAGCACGCCATCGTGATAGGCGCGTCCGTCAGTACGGTGCTCGCGCGGCGTAGGTATTGGCTTGAAGCATCGTCGAACAGTCTTGCCATTGTTATTTCTCGCGCGACTCGTAAGCGTCAACGTATTCGGCTGCAAAATCCGCGCCGGCGGTCCCGTTAGCGATCATGCCGCACACCACGTCGAACAGGTCGCCGCCGGTCACGCAGACAATCACCGCGTCAGCATTGGCCGCATGACCTCGCTCACGAAAGTAGGCAAGTTGGTCATGAATGCCCCATCCGCCGACCGCCGCGTTCATCGCGTCGACATCAGCGAGCCGCGAAAGCTGCGCGGTCATGGTTTCGTGATTTTCGATGTACGGACCCATCAGCACGGAGTCGCCAACAAAGAGCAGCCGCAACCCGTCGCCGTTCGCGCCGCCACCTTCGCGGAATCCGTTCGCGTCGGTTGTGAACCGCCATGCGTGATCCATGCCCAGCCCGATGTATCGGTCCTGATTCGGTGCAGCAGGCCCGCACACCCGCGACGCCTTTGCGTTGCGTCGCGGAATGTCGCCGATTCGGCCCTGCACGTTCGACGCGAGCAACGCCATCGCTGCGGGGTTCAGGTGCGAGTCGCCTTCGATCAGCATGTCATCGGATCGCACGCCGTCGAACGCACCCGCAAGCCGCCAGAACTGGACGCCCATCGCCGACGCCTTGCCAGACACACGCGCCGCGAACGCCTCGCGGGGGTATCGTGGGCGGTCCCATTCGCCGTTGGGAATGTACGCAACGATTGGCACCGCTCCGGACGCGCGAATCTCGCCAATCAATTCGGCCAGTTGGTTTTCGTACTCGACGATTGAAGCCTCGACCATTGCGGCCCCGCGATCAGAACGCAGAACGCGAATCGCAATCTCGCGGCCCTCACCAGTTTTCAATGCTTTGATTGGGTCGCTTGCTTCGCCCATCGCCATCACTTGATTCGCCAAGTCGTTAATGCCCGCCCTTGTGTAGCTCGCCGCGACGAATCCGTGCGCAGCCTGTTGCGACAGTTCATAGACAGCGACAGGCACGAACAGCGTCAGCAAAACCGCCCACGTCCAGACGCGCGAACGTCGTGCATCAGCACTCGAAACCGTGGGGACTTTTAGCTCCATACCTTCGTTCATCAGGCACCCTTTCATTGAGTGCCTATATTGTCCGTTAATTCCGTCGCGCGGTGGTGGAAATTATCGAATCCTTTTCGCGTTTCTGCTATTCCTCGCACAGCACCACCGCCAGCCCCGCACACGCGACCAACGCCGCGCCCTCGCGTACCATCCCGGCTGCGATCAGCAACGCGATGCCCGCGAGAAACGTCAACGCGGCGAGTAGGCGGATGGCGGTCAT